AGCCGCAGTGCTTGCACCCAGAATGCATGTTCGTGTAAATTTAGACATTGAGATTTCATACGAAGAAGCCAACTTCATCAAAGAAACCTACATCAAGGACTACAGCCTCAGAGAGATGGCTTTGATCCCTAACAAAAACTCAGCTGTGGACACAGATATGGCTCCTGGCGAGATTAAGTTTGAGTCTGTGGATCAGATCGTCACTGATCAGATTACCAACATTGAATCAGAATTCTACGACAACAAGCTGCTGTTAAAAATTTATCAGAATCTATGATTGCAATCACCGCCGATCAACTAAAACATGATTTATCTAAAAAATATTCAATAAAATGTTTTATCGATCTGGCTGATCTCACAGTTAGCCCATCACAGGCATATAAAATTTTACAACAATATCATCAACAAGAATTTTCTCTCAATGATCGATTGGTATTTTATACCGAACACAATATATCTGATCAATTACTAGAACATTTATATCAAGCCACGACATTGATAGATGTATCTAATTTTTTTGTGTTGTTATGTACCACATTTGATATCAAATCTAAGATTGATCTTATCGCTTCTAAAAACTCCGGAGATAATGCTTCATTCCAGTCAATACAAGTAGATATAACTGATACCAACCCTATGTCCGTCAATTTTATATTGCCAGCGACTGTATGCCCTATGCCCTGGTCTCACATGAGGATTGATCAATCTGGAGACGCCAGACCATGTTGTGTCTATAAAAATACAGTGGGAAATGTCATTGACCAATCAATCAATCATTTGTTCTACAATCAGGATTATACACAACTTAGACAAAAATTGTTATCCGGAGAAAAAGTATCAGGATGCGATCATTGTTGGAATCTTGAGGATCACGGGATGACCAGTAACCGCATTATGCATATGAGATTATCAAAGAAAGATCTGCTGACCAAGCATCTGGACGATCCTGAAATTGTCAGTTTAGATCTTGCCCCGGGAAATACTTGTAATTTTAAATGTCGTATATGTAGCCCAATTTCCAGTTCATTGTTTGCACAAGAAATAAAATCAATCACTGGGATATCTCCTGTAAAATCTATCAATTGGGCCGAATCAGATAACAAGGTCATGGACGAAATATCCGATTTGCTGCCATCATTGACCAATATTGATATGTATGGAGGCGAACCATTTTTAATCAAGCCGTTATACAAACTAGTGTCACAGGCAATAGAACATGGCCATGCCACCCACATAAGATTACATTACAACAGTAACGGATCTATATACCCTGATCATCTTGTTGAACACTGGAAACATTTCCAACATGTTGATATACATTTTAGCATTGACAATGTAGGAGCACGATTTGATCTAGAACGCGGTGGTTCATGGCAGCAGGTAACATCGAACATTCGTAAATTGGTAGATCTTTCTTTGCCAAATCTAAAAATCAGTATCATGCCAACTATTAGTATCATGAATATTTTTTATCTTGATGAACTACTAGCATGGGCCGCTGAGTTAAGATTGCCTGTAAATGTCAACTATCTTGATTCACCTGAAGAATTCAGTATCAAGAATCTTACTCCGCTTGCTAAAAAATTGATACTTGAAAAATTTCAAGATCATCCATGGCCTGAAATGAGTAAGATTTTAAACACTATACGATCATCTCCGGATTCAGACGGAGTAAGATTTGTAACTCTTAGCCGACACTTTGATCGCATACGAGGACAAAATTTTTCAAACACTCATGCCGAAATAGCACATGCTATGGGCATGTAGGTTTACATCTACAGACAATATTGTTATAATGTTAAACACCTATGATACACCTTCGCGACCTTACAGTAAAAAACTTCATGAGCGTGGGCAATGCCACGCAGGCCATCGACTTTGACCGATCTGACCTCACACTAGTGCTAGGCGAAAATCTAGACATGGGTGGTGATGGCTCTCGCAATGGCACAGGCAAGACCACTATCATCAATGCTCTAAGCTATGCATTGTATGGGCAGGCGCTGAGCAACATCCGCAAAGACAATCTTGTAAACAAGACCAATGCCAAACACATGCTTGTGAGCCTGGACTTCAGTGTCAGCGGGCAGAACTATCGAATTGAGCGTGGGCGCAAACCCAACGTGCTCAAGTTCTATGTCAATGACGAACACCAAGCAGCACAGGACGAAGCACAAGGTGATTCAAGAGAAACACAAGAAGCTATCGAACGTGTGTTAGGTATGAGCCATGATATGTTCCAACACATCGTTGCACTAAACACATATACGCCACCGTTCTTGAGTCTTAAAGCTAATGAACAAAGGACCATAATTGAACAACTGCTGGGCATCACGTTACTGAGCGAACGTGCTGATCGTATCAAGGAACTCAACAGACAAACCAAGGATTCCATCCAATCTGAAGAACTGCGTATCCGGGCTGTGCAAGAAGCCAACAAGCGCATCGAAGAACAGATTACCAGTCTAGAAAAACGCAGAACCCTTTGGCTACGCAAACAAATAGAAGATACAGAAGGCCTAGCACAAGGTATTGCTGATCTTGAACACATTGATATTGCAGCAGAAGTCCAGGCGCACAGAGATCTCGAAACATATCATGTTCGCAAGAAAGCTATCGATGAAGCCAATCGCTGGATCCGCCAGATTGACGCCGACGATACAAAACTGCTAAAACAAAAAGCCCAGATTGACCAGGATCTCACGCAGATCGCCAGTCACAAATGTTTTGCTTGCGGCACAGAGATCCATGACAACAGTCTCGACACTGTGAAAGCACAGCGTGAAAAGACCTTGCAAGAACTTGCATTGCAACTGCTGACCAACGATACCCAGCGTGAGGAACATCAAGATCGATTGAAAGAACTTGGTGATTTAGGCTCGGCGCCACGGGTGTTCTATGACAGTCTTGAACAAGCACTGAATCACAAGAATACGGTGGATACCTTAAACAAGGATCTTGTGACGAGATCAGCAGAAACTAATCCTTACAGCGAACAGATTGCAGACATGAACGAGCAGGCTCTGCAAGTAGTATCGTATGACACTTTGAACGAATTCACTAGAGTGCAGGAGCATCAAGACTTCTTGTTGAAACTGCTTACCAGCAAAGATTCATTTGTGCGTAAGAAAATCATTGATCAGAACTTGAGTTATCTCAACAGCCGACTCACACACTATCTTGATCGCATTGGATTGCCGCATACTGTGAAGTTCCAGAACGATCTCACTGTGAGCATTGAAGAACTGGGTCGTGAATTGGACTTTGACAACTTGAGCCGAGGTGAGCGTAACCGATTGATCTTGAGCATGAGTTGGGCATTCCGCGATGTGTGGGAGAGCTTGTATCAACCTATCAACATCTTGTTCATTGATGAGATGATTGATTCAGGATTGGATACACAAGGTGTGGAGAATGCACTGGCATTGCTGAAGAAGATGAGCAGAGAACGGCACAAGAGTATTTGGTTGGTCAGTCACCGAGATGAGCTGACCAGCCGAGTAGAAAACATTCTTAAGGTTGTGAAAGAGAATGGATTCACTAGTTACAGTACGGACGTGGAAATTGCGTAGAATCCAAGTCTTACATCTAGAGCCCACGGATGTGTGCCAGGCTGCATGCCCATTGTGTGCTAGAGAAACTGATGCTAATTTTAATAAAAAACAGCAACACCACCTCACGATCGCACACATACAGAAACATTTCAGTGATCGTGTGATTTCAAATCTTGACAAGATGTTCATGTGTGGTGTATATGGTGATCCCGCTGCTGCAAAACACACATTGGAGATTTATCGCTGGTTTCGACAACTAAACCCAGACATCACATTGGGCATGAATACCAACGGTGCTATACAAAACACATTCTGGTGGCATGAGCTAGGTCGCATGTTCAATCGGTCACAAGACTATGTGGTATTCAGTATTGATGGGTTAGAAGATACCAATGCTAACTATCGTCGTGGCGTGGACTGGCGCAAACTCATGGTCAATGTACAGGCATATATCGAAGCAGGTGGTTCTGCACATTGGGATATGTTGGTATATCGTTACAATCAACATCAAGTGGATGAATGCGAACAACTGGCACGAGATATGGGATTTAAATGGTTCCGTGCCAAAGTTTCAAATCGTGGATTATACGATTCAAGACTACAGCCGCCGACAGGATGGGAACTACCGGTTGATCCAAAAGGTCCTATACAATGCCATGTGCTTAAAGAAAAAAGTGCTTACATAGATTCACAAGGACGATTAAGTCCCTGTTGTTGGTTGGGCGGATCGCAGAGCAATATCATAACTGATATCAAACAAGTGCAAGCAACTTGGAAATCTAGCACACCTAATTCCACATGTCAATCTGCCTGCGGCACTAGCAATTCAATAACCAGGTTCAGCAACCAATGGCAAAGAGAGGTTGAACTTGTTTGACTTTTCTGTTATCGACGAATATCAAATTGAGATAACCACCTACTGCAATGCGGCTTGTCCTCAGTGCCCTCGAAATGATCTTGGTCAAGGTATCAATCCTTACATGCCATTAACACATCTTGATCGTGCAGTGATTGATCGTGCGTTTGATCCGGATCTATGCAGCCGTCTCAGACAGATATTCTTCTGCGGTAGTTATGGTGATCCCATCATGCATCCAGACTTCCTGGGCATACTGCGTGATTTTCGCAGCAAGAATCCCACCCTATGGTTGTACATGCATACCAATGGTGGTGTGCATGATCCCGCGTACTGGGCAGAGATAGCCCATATCATGAATGGATACGGTCAGATAGACTTTGGCATAGACGGGCTTGAAGATACTTTACATCTGTATCGCAAGAATGTAAAATACTCTCGAGTCATGGCCAATGCACAGGCTTTTATTACTGCCGGTGGCCGTGCCCAATGGAATTACATAGTATTCCAGCACAACGAACATCAAGTTGATCAGGCTCGTGCCATATCAAGTAGCATGGGATTCCATAACATTTTAGTTCGAAAGACTGGTAGATTCCTCAATCATGACACCATGGAAGAGATCCACTCATGGCCTGTAAAAAATAGCAATCAGATATTAGAACCACCGGTCAATCCAGAATATCGAAATACCAGCATGATGTTTTTACCCGATCTTAAAAAACAATACACCGAAATCAAGGAATATTTTGATACCACTCCTATACAATGTGATGCCATGATGGGTCGTAAGGTAGCCATCAATGCCCAAGGTGTGGTGTTACCCTGTAACTTTTTCAATCATAACTTGTATGATGCTAGATTCAGAGATGGCAGTTTGCCCGGTGCTAATCCGCTGAGCCGACGCAATGAGCGTAATCAGGTCACGGACTTTTTGTCACGTTACGGGTTAGACAATCTCAACATACACAACAATTCATTAGCAGGTGTGTTTGAAAATCCCATGTGGGGTGATCTAGTGGATAGTTGGAACAATGAACATAGGTTGTTTGAATGTGCAATGACCTGTGGTAGTAAATTTACCAAAGTGTGGGATCAAGGAGGATCTTCAAGATGAAAATGTTAGTAACCGGTGGTAACAGAGGATTAGGACAACACCTAGTAGAGCGATTTAATGCTATGAGCATAAGTCGTACTAATGGGTTTGATATCACAAAAAATCATCAAGAGATCGCTGCAATAAGTCTCAATTATGATGTGTTTGTGAATAATGCATTTGATGGGCCACCACAAGAATCCTGGGCAGATTTTGGGCAAACACAAGTGTATATGGCTGTGTATGATGCATGGCGAGCATCTAATAAATCTGGTTGGATTTTTAACATCGGGTCCGTGGGCGAACAAAGTATCGTGGCACCCGAACCCAGATGGGAAACCTACAGGATCAGCAAGGCCGCATTGGCTCATGCCAGCAGACAGGGCTCACAGGCATTTAGACAAGATCTAGTACAATTTCGCACAACTTTGCTCACACTAGACAGATTGGATACAGAACTCAGCCGTAGCAGGCCCACATGGACTGGCAATGGACAACAACTAGAAGACATCAGCAACTTTATCAACTATACTACAAATATCAACGCAAACACAACAATAGAACAGGCAACTTTTTACGTCAATTTCAACTTCAAGGCATAACTATATGACTCAAGTAATACAACTGCAACATGACATGGTTATATCAAAACACCCCAGTGGAGACATTGCCCGACTCATGTGTAGGATTTGTCTACTTGATCACAAATAATCTCACTGGACGCAAATACATAGGCAAAAAACTGGCAAAGTTCTCAAAAACCACTTACAGAACAGTCAAACAAAAAAACGGCATCAAAAAGAAAAAACGGATACGAAGCAAAATTGATTCAGACTGGCAACAGTATTATGGATCCAGCGCAGAACTATCCGCAGACATTGAAAAACTAGGC